ATATCAAAGTGGTCATATTGGAGATACTGCAATCATAACTGCATCAGTTGGAGCAGGCGGAACACTTTCCTTTACTGTTGGTGCTGGAGGAACTGGATACACAAATCCACAAATATTTGTATCCGAACCTTCATATGAAAATTTAAATGTTGTTGGTGTATCTAGATTGGGAATTGGAACAACTACCACTACTGGAATTGGATTATTACTCACAGTTGATGTTGATGCTGGTATTACTTCCTCTATTGGAATTGGATCTACTTATTTTGGAGTATCGTCATTTAAAATTTCTAGACAAGGATACTCATTTAATCCTGGGGATGTATTTAAACCTGTTGGATTGGTTACTGATAGAAGGTTGGTATCTCCAATATCCGAATTTAAATTGACAGTTATTGATACATTCTCAGATTCCTTTGCGGCTTGGCAATTTGGTGAATTTGATTATATAGACTCAGTAAAAAATTATCAAGATGGAATAAGAACTAGATTCCCATTGTATTATAATTCGGAGTTACTTAGTTTTGAAAAATTAGAAAATTCTACATTAAATTTAAATAATTTATTATTAATTATTATTAATGGTATTATTCAAGAACCTGGAGTCTCATATCAATTTGAAGGAGGAACATCCTTTATATTTACTGCTGCACCAAAACCAGAAGATAAAATTGCAATATTCTTTTATAGAGGAACTAAGGGATCTGATAGTAAGATTGTTTTAGATGTACCCGAAACTATAAAAAGAGGTGATATTGTTCAAATATTTAAAAGAAATGATATAAAAGGAACAGTATCTCAAAATAAAAGAATAGTATTTGATTTAACCTATTCCGATAAATTTGAAACCAATTTGTATTCTGATCAAGGTGTGGATACGATTAATAATAAACCAATGAGTTGGACTAAACAGAAAAAGGATAGTTTTATTAATGGTGAAATAGTTTATAAATCTAGAGATTCTATTGAATCATTAGTTTATCCAACTGCAAAAATAATTAAAGATTTTTCAACTACTGATGGAGAGATTTTTGTTGATAATGCACTATTCTTTAATTATGAAGATGTGAACATAACATCTATAAAATTTGATGCTATAATTATTGACCCAGATTCTGTAAATACTGTTGGATTAACTACCAATTTCAAAAAAGAAGTTATAAAGAATATCTCTTCAGTCAAAGGTTCTTCGGGAATCATTACTGGTATAACTACAACATCTGGAATAGGCACTTCTTTAGCACTTAGATTTTATTTAAATTCTGTTGGAATGGCACTTACTCTTACTTCTGGTTATCCAATTTATATTTTTAATACAAGTATTGGAACAGGAGTTACTTCAATTTATACTTCAGATCCTTCAGTTGTTGGTGTTGGAAATACTTTCTTAGATAACATTTATAATATTAGTGCATATTCTTCCATTTCATCAAATGTTGGAATTATTACTTGCAATATAGTATCAACAACTTCTACAGTAGGTCTTACAACTTCTGGATCTATGGTTGGAAATTTCTCTTGGGGTAGAATGTCTGGATTTTCCAGATCTAGTTCGCCAATTTCAATAGGTGTTAGTGGAAAAACAGTTGATGTTGGATACGGATTATCAACTTTTTCAACAATTCAGAGAAGAAGCACTCCTGAGCAAGGTATTGGTATAAGGGGAACTGGATCATTACCCAAAAATGGATTATAAATATAGAAAAAACTAGTAATATGTCTGCAGTTGTAACAGATCAATTTAGAATTTTAAATGCAAGTAATTTTGTGGACTCTGTGTCAGATTCCACAAATGCATATTATGTTTTTCTTGGATTGACAAATCCCACACAAGTTGGATTTGGGAGAACTAGTGATTGGAATACTGATCCACCAACACCAGTTGATAATTTGGATTATCTATCCCATTACCATGATACTTCAATTTTTGGAAAAAGAATTGTAAACTCAAATATTAGAAGAATTATAAGAAACAATGAATGGATTTCCAACACAAAGTATGAAATGTATAGACATGATTATAGTATTTCAAATACAAGTCCATTAACTGATTCTAGTAGACTTTACGATGCAAATTATTATATTATTAATAGCGATTACAGAGTTTACATTTGTATTGATAATGGATCTTCAGGTATAAATCCATCGATTAATGGATCTTTAGATGAACCAAAATTTACAGATGCAGAACCGTCTTCAGCTGGAGAAAGTGGAGACGGTTATATTTGGAAATATCTTTTTACTATTTCACCATCAGATGTAATTAAATTTGATTCTACGGAATATATTGTTGTCCCTAATGATTGGAATTCAGATTTACTTGATGATGCGGAAATACTTCGCATTAAAGAAAATGGCGATTCTACTGCCAATAATAATCAAATTAAAAAAGTTTATATTGAAAATGGTGGAAATGGATATAGTACTAAAACTTGTAATATTCTTGGTGATGGTACAGGAGGTACAGTTTTAGTTGAAACTGAAAATAATGTGATAGTTTCAACCACTGTCGTTACTGGAGGTAGTGGATACACTTATGGTATAGTTGATTTGGGACCTATTCAACCTTCAACTATTACCACTCCTGCAAAACTTATACCAATTATTCCCCCCTCTAAAGGACATGGATATGACATTTATAAAGAATTGGGTACAGATAAAGTTTTAATTTATGCTAGATTTGATGATTCTACTAAGGATTTTCCAACAGACACTAGTTTTTCGCAAATTGGTATCTTAAAAAATCCAACTGTATATGGCAGTAATCAAATTTTTAAAGATAATCAATATTCATCACTATATTCGATAAAATTGTCTAGTGGAACTCCTACAATTGGACAAAAAATTACACAATCAATTTCTGGAGTTGGAACTGCAAGAGGATATGTTGCTTCTTATGATAGTGAAACTAAAGTTTTAAAATATTATCGAGATAGATCATTATTTTTTGGATCTACTGGTAATAGTGATCAAACAGATTATGATGATGTAAGTGACGATTCAAAAGTATTGTCATTTAGTTCATCTGGGGGATCTATTGACAATTTTTCTGGGTCTATTGATGCATCTTTTGGAAATCCTACTCCCACAAATAAAGTTACTGTAGGAAATAAAGTCATAGACTTAGGTGTTACTTTTACAAATGGATTGGCAAATCCCGAGATAAATAAATCATCGGGAGATATTATTTACATTGATAATAGACCTCTAGTTTCTAGAAGTTCACGACAAAAAGAAGACATTAAAATTATCCTGGAATTTTAAAGAAAAATGGCACAAAAAACAAATTTAAATGTTAGTCCATATTATGATGATTTTAATTCTGAGAAGAATTATTATAAAGTTTTATTTAATCCAGGGCGTCCAGTTCAAGCTAGAGAATTAACAACTTTTCAATCGATTCTTCAAAATCAAATAGAATCTTTTGGTAGTCATATGTTCAAAGAGGGATCTATGGTGATCCCAGGTAATATAGGATATGATGGTCAATATTACTCAGTAAAACTCAATCCTACTAGTTTTGGTATTGATGTTTCAGTATATATTAATTCTTTTGTAGGCAAAAAAATAACCGGACAATCTTCAGGAACAACTGCAATTATTCAGTATGTTGCATTGCCTGATGGAAATAATGTAACCGATTTAACAATATATGTAAAATACTTAGATTCTGATAATAATTTTAAATTTAATGCATTTGAAGATGGGGAATCTTTGTCTGCAAATGAAACTATAGTATATGGAAACACTACAATTAATTCTGGAACTCCTTTTGCATCATTAATATCAACAAATGCAACTTCTATAGGATCAGCAGTTTCAATTGCAAATGGTGTATATTTTGTTAGAGGATATTTTGCTAATGTCGAATCTGACACATTAATTCTCGACCATTATACAAATATACCATCATATAGAGTTGGTTTAAAAATTGATGAATTAATCATAACTTCTAAAGATGATTCATCATTATATGATAATGCAAAGGGGTTTACAAACTATGCAGCTCCTGGTGCAGATAGATTTAAGATTAATTTATCTCTAACCAAAAAACTTTTAACAGATACTAATGATACAGATTTTATTGAATTACTGAGAGTTCAAGATGGAAAGATTAAAAAAATTGAAACACAAACTCAATATTCTCTAATCAAAGATTATTTTGCACAAAGAACTTATGATGAATCTGGAGACTATTCAGTAAATCCATTTATTCCTTCAGTACATAATTCATTAAATAATAGAATTGGTAATAATGGAATATTTTTTAGTAATGAAAAAACAGATCAAGGAAACACACCATCTGATGATTTGCTGTGTGTAAAAATATCTCCAGGAAAATGTTATGTTAAAGGATATGATGTAACTACAACTGGAACAACAATTCTTGATGTTGATAAACCTAGAGATAAAGAAACTATATCTGCAGCAAATGTTCCATTTGAGATGGGAAATCTCTTAAGGGTTAATAATGTCTCCGGAACCCCAAAATTTAATAAAACAATAGCACTTTATGACCAAAGAAAAAGTCCATCTTCATCTCCAAATGGTACAAAAATTGGAGATGCTAGAGTATATACATTGAATTTAACGGACGCTGCATATTCTAATGCATCCACAAAATGGGATTTATACTTATATGATATTCAAACATATACTAAAATAACATTAAATTCTTCAGTATCTTCATCAGAATTAAAGAAAACTTCATTTATTAAAGGAAAAAGTAGCGGTGCAAGTGGATACGCTACCTCTGATGGAAGTGGGTCTGAAACAATATATTTGCGCCAAACTTCAGGATCATTTTCTGTTGGAGAACAAATTCAACTTGATGGAGTAGATTTTCCAAGAACGATAAAATCAGTTCAAACATACTCTACAGATGACATTAAATCGGTCTATCAATCGACTTCTACATCTGGATATACAGTTGCATTTGAAGCAGATTCTTATCTCGAAAAATTTCCTTTACCAAATGGGGTAATATCGGTAAATATTGATGGAAGCACTGGAACTACAACTTCTAATGGATCGGTTTTTACTGGAATAAAACTAGGAAGTATTATTAGATATCAAGAATCTGGATCTGGGATTACTTCAGAAACATTTAATAGGGTAACTAGTGTCTCTTCCGATGGACTTTCAATTACACTTGGAATTACTACTGGAGTTTCCAATGTATGTGAAGGAAGTCTTCCATCCACTGGACAATATAATGTTTCAATTGGAGCACCAACTGTAAGAAATAATAGTTCTGGATTTTTGTATGCAGAACTGTCAGATAAAAATATTGCATCTGTTAATTTATCTGGATCTAATTTGTCAATTTCTTCACAAATAGTAAAAAATGTATCTTCTAGTAGTTTAAATTTTACTACTTCAGATTTTGGAATGTCCAATTTATTTTTTCAAGCATTTGATGAGGAAAGATATTCACTTCATTATGATAGTGGTGCAATAGAACCACTGACACCTGATAAATTTATCTTATCGCAAGATTTAACTACTGCAACTTTAACTAATTTAACTTCAAGTGGGGATGCTGTAGTTAATGCATCATTGATTAAAAATGGAATTACCAGCAAGAAAAAGGAATATAGTAGAAGTCGTACAGTCAATATAACATTATCAAAATATACACAATCTGGTAGTAATGGTAGTTCATCAATCAATGACGGATTGACATATAATAGATTTTATGGTTTAAGAGTTCAAGATGAAGAAATTTGTTTAAATTATCCAGATGTAGCAAAAGTACTTGCAATTTATGAGTCTTTTGATACTAGTACTCCAACATTAGATCAAATTGAATTTAGTGCCAGTGCAATTGTAAGTACGAATGCAATAATTGGTGAAAATATACTGGGAAATTCAAGTAAAGCAATAGCAAGAATTGTCACAAAACCATCCACAAATACTTTGGGAGTTGTATATTTAAATGAAAATAAATTCTCTACTGGGGAACCTGTATCATTTGAAGAATCAAATATTACTACAGATATTGTATCAATAACAGAAGGAAAATATAAAAATTTAACAACTTCATATAAGTTAGATAAGGGACAGAAAGAGCAATATTATGATTATTCTAGAATTATTAGAAATAATAATGTAGAACCTTCTAAACAATTGCTAGTAGTATTTGACCATTATACTGTACCAATAAGTGATTCTGGAGATGTATTTACGATACTAAGTTATGATGAACAGAGATTTTCAACTGATATACCTTCTATCGGATTAAAAGGTGTTAGATGCTCAGATACTTTAGATTTTAGACCAAGAGTTCCAGTATTTTCTTCAACAACTAAATCACCATTCGATTTTGAGTCTAGAGTTTTTACCAATGATCCTAAAATTACTCTATCTCCAAATGAAAGTTCTTTGATTGGATATGATTATTATTTACCAAGAATTGATAAATTATATGTAAATAAATTTGGAGTTTTATTACTACAAAAAGGTGTTTCTGCAAAATCACCAAAACCCCCCACAAAAAATGATGATGTAATGGAAATTGCAACCATTACTTTACCACCATATCTTTACAATCCTTCAGATGCAACAATAACTCTTGTTGATAACAGAAGATATACTATGCGAGATATTGGTTCAATTGAAAATAGAGTAGGGAATTTGGAAAGAGTTACTTCTTTAACATTACTCGAATCTTCAACGGCATCACTTCAAATTCAAGACGCACAAGGAAGGGATAGATTCAAAACCGGATTTTTTGTGGATGACTTTAAAAATTATAGTTTCATCAATATGGACATATCCAGAATTCAAGTATCACAATCTGGATCATCTATTGGTGGCAATGAACTAAGACCTATCATAAGTAGAAATAGTCTCAAAAGTCAGTTAGCACCTGCAAGAGATTTAATTGATGAAGAATTAGATTTATCTTCCAATTTTGAATTATTGGATTCAAATGTACAAAAAACTGGAAAAGTTGTAACTTTAAAATATAATTCTGTTGGGTGGATAGAACAACCTTTTGCAACCACGCAAGAAAATGTAAATCCATTTCATATTTTGGAGTATATTGGAAACATAAAATTAACTCCAGAAGAAGACCGTTGGGTTAGAACTGTACAATTAGCAGATAGGCAGGTTTCTGTATCGGTAAATCTTAAGTTAGATCTTGGGATTGTTAATGTAAATGATGTCAATACAGTTGGAGAATCTACAGGTAGTGGGCCTCTTGTAAGATTCGAAACTGAAGTATTTGATCGTAGTAAAGCAGTAACAAATAGTTCTTCCAGTAGAAATGCAACTTCGGAAAGAATATTTTTAGGATCTTCTGCAGATCAGTATATGAGATCCAGAAATACTGAATTTTCTGTGTCTGCTTTAAAAGCAAAAACACAATTTTATCATTTTCTTGATGGGAATAGTGCCGTCGATTTTCTGCCAAAACTTTTGGAGATAGCAAATGATAGTACATTACAAAATTATGGATCATCAAAGCAATTTAATGTTGGGGAAACTGTAATTGGAACTTACGGTGGACAAGATTTAATTACTTTCAGAGTTGCTTCTGGAGATCACAAATATGGTCAATTCAATTCCCCATCTAAAACATATCAAATAAATCCATATTTTCCAGATGAAAAATTATCTTCTACATATAGTTCTTCATCAAAAGTTTTAAATATTGATACTTATTCTTTATGTGAGGAAGCACAAGGAAAATATTATGGATATGTAGTAAAGGGTATGAGATTAGTTGGGCAAACAAGTGGAGCAGTTGCTTATGTAAAGGATCTTAGATTAGTTACTGATAATTATGGAGATTTAATCGGAACATTTTTCTTAAAAGATCCAAATTCAGATCCTGCACCTACAGTGAGAATCAATACTGGCAAGAAAACATTCAAATTAAATTCAAGTACTACCAACGAATCTCCACTTCCAGGAAATAAAGATCTTTCTAGTGCAGAAGCACTTTATACTTCAGAAGGAACAGTTGAAATTTTTGAAAATGTAGTTACTACTACAACAACTAATGTAGAAACTACACAAACTCAAGTATGGAAAGAATATGTAACTCACGCCAGATATTATGATCCTCTAGCACAGACTTTTGCTGTTGGTGGTAAAATTGAGGCACCTTCTGCTATTAATACAAATGATGATTCAAATGGTGCATTTGTAACAGCAGTTGATTTGTATTTTGCCACAAAGGATAATGGAAATAATCCAGTAAGAGTCGAAATAAGAACTGTAGAATTTGGAACACCAACAAGATCTGTTCTTGGAACTCCTGCTGTACTAAGACCTGAAGATATTTCAATTTCTGACAATGCAGAAATTGCAACTCATGTAGTATTTCCATCACCAATCTACTTGGCCCCAGGAAAACAATATGCAATTGTAGTTATTGCAGATACAAGTGATAAGTATTACTTATGGACTGCCGTGATGAAAGAAAATACTGTCAATACAGCATCTTTACCATCTGCTGATCAAGTAAGATACACCCAGCAATTTTCTCTTGGTAGATTGTATAAATCGCAAAATGGCGCAGAATGGACTCCGAGTGATATGCAAGATTTGAAATTTAAACTCTATAAAGCAGAATTTACATCAGATACTGGAACAGCATTTTTCTACAATCCAACATTAGATGAAAGTAATGGGTATGTTCAAAAATTGAATAACAATCCATTAACAACATTACCAAAAACTGCTACTATTGGCATCACAACTTCATATATTCTTTCTAATATACTAACACCAGGAAGAAAAATTGGAGAAAGTACAATTACATATCGATATGGGAATATTGTTAGTACTGGAAGTTCAGTTTCTTCTGTAGGACTTACTACTGGTGGAAAAAATTATATTACTGATAGTGCTGTAGGAACCTTCAATATTACTGGAAAAGGGTCTGGTTTAACTTTAAATATTACGGCATCCAATGGGGTGATTGGGGGAGGTCTAATTATTGTATCTAGTGGTCATGGATATGCAATTGGAGATGTTGTTGGTATTGTTACATCAACTGTAAGTATCAACTCTGGTACGGACGCAAGAATTACTATTACTGGAAATGGTAGTAGTATTGATACTTTATATCTTACCGGTGTTCAAGCAGAAGATTTTACTAAAAATGGAAGTGCAAACTTAGTATACTATAATGACTCTGGAACTAGAGTTTCTCTTGCCAATACTTACATAACCAGTTCTTCAGTAACTTCCCAAACAAGTCCAACAGATACAAATTCTGGAAATTTCTTAAAAGTTGATCATTTTGATCATGGAATGTATTCAAATACAAATCAATTAACTCTCAAAAATGTTAAATCCAGTACTTCTCCAGTTGTATTGACTTCCGAGTTACTTGCAGAAAATATAACTTCAATTAGTATTGGTGCTGGTGACACAACAAATTTTGCAACTTTTGAAGGAATTTCAGTAAGTCCAACTAATCCAGGATATGTAAAAATCAATAATGAAATTGTTAGTTATAGTAATGTTAGTGCCAGCGGTGTTTTAACTATAGTTTCTGGAGGAAGAGGAATTGATTCAACGATTGTTTCTACTCATCCAATTAATAGTTTAATGTATAAGTATGAATTAAATGGAATTTCATTAAGAAGAATTAATAAAACCCATGACATCAGTGATCTTGATATTGGACTAGATGGTTATTATCTAGAAATTGATACATCAGCAAATGGAAATGGTATAAATCGAAGTACTGATGGATCTTTTACAAGTGCTCCTCAACTTTCATTTGCAAGTCAACAAACTGCTGGGGGTTCTGGAGTTTTGGCAACAGAAAATATTCAATTTAATGCCTTAGTACCAACTTATGACATTTTAACTCCCGGATCCACAACTTTTGTAAATGCAAATATTAGATCTGTAACTGGAACCAGTATAGGTGGAAATGAAACTTCATTCTTGGATGTTGGATTTGAACCCGTACAATTGGGACAATTGAATAATTTAAATTCTACAAGAATTGTATGCTCTAAAGTAAATGAATCTATAAAATTAACAAATTTATCAAGAAATAAATCATTCACTACAGGAATAATATTTTCTACAAAAGATAAAAATTTATCTCCAGTATTATTTACTGATACTGCATTTACAGAATTTTATAGTAATAGAATTGATAGTTCAATTTC